TTGTTTTACCATCAATGTGATGCACTTCAGCTGGGCTAAAAGTATCAAACTGATCCCAGCAAACTATGCAACCCATGGTTGCAATTGCGTCCATCCAAGCTTTCTCTTCTTTGTTTGGTGCCTTACCCTTAAGCACCATACCTAGATCGCTCCATTCTTAAGTTAGCCATCTTGGTACGCCATTCCTCAAACTGCATATCAATCGCAGCCTTCTCTGTCTGCAATGCATCTAGACTAGCCTTGGCTGTTGCTACACCCATAGATGCTGAGTAGTAATCTTCTGATGCTTCGGCTTTAGATTTTTGTGCGTTGTAACTTCTTTCCCCGTCGTCCTTGGCTATACAAAGCTGTATCCAAAAAACTTTTTTAAGATTGGCTTCTGCTTTAAGAACATTAATTCTTGTTTCTTGAATCTTAGGAATAATATCCCTAAGCATTTGGTGAAAATTTTCTTCTTGGTTCATATCTGCTCGTAAAGGTCTTTAACTTTGTTAGTACTTCCAAATATCTCATCTAAGGTAGAAGAGAACTTTGATATCTCACCTTGGAATGATAAACCAAATGTACCTATGTCACCTAATCTATTCTTTCTAAATATAATTTCAGACGCTGTGTCGTGCGGGTTCTCTGTGTAATACCCATCCCTGTAAAGCATGGCTACCATATCTGCGTCCTGCTCTATGGAGCCTGAGTCTCTAAGATCCGAAAGGACCGGACGTTTATCGGTTCTACCCTCAACACCACGGTTTAATTGAGACAAAGCAATTATTGGGCACGAAACTTGTTTCGCCAGCCCCTTCAGAAGATTGGAAATATAAGTCATAGAAGCTGCCCTTGAGTCGCTATTGGTAGGAGCCTTCGATGATGTCATGAGTAGCTGTAAATAATCCACGACAATTAAATCTATTTTTTTAGATACAGCAAGTGAGTTTGTTTTGTTGATTAATGTTTCAATGGTTACGGGTGCGTTATCAAAAAGATAAAGGCTTGTCTCGTTAATCATCTGCATTGCATCTATAAACTTCTTGGTTTGGTTTTCGTCCATGCTGTTTTTAAGAATGTTGTCCATGGGAACCTCTGCGATTGAGCTAATAATTTTCTTAAGTAGCTGCTCGTTAGTCATCTCTAAACTAAATACCAACACGTTCTTACCAGCCAGTGCATTGTTAGTTGCAACATTCATAGCAAAGGTTGTCTTACCCATGGCGGGTCTACCAGCTATAACAATAAGATCACCGGGCTTGAATCCTAGGATTTTGTCATCCACGTTAGAAAATCCAGTCTTGATGGTTGTTTTACTTTCCCCCGATTGAGATAGCTCATCCATAATGTTAAGAGAAATATCTTTAGCTAATTTAGGAATGCCAAAGTTTTTTGTAATCTTGTTTTCCATTAGCTTGGCGTTGACTCTGTCAATCTTCTCTTCGATGCTGCCCTCTTCGTGAACAATCCTTGGTATCTCATCCCCAAGAGTATTCAACTTTCTATGAGCTGATTTAATTAGCAGAAGTTTAAGCCAGTGACTAAATGATGCTGAGGATATAAAGCCCAGCACCTCTTCTTTAATTTCCTGTGCCTGCATTTCATTACCTATGGCAGAAGATATGCTCACATAGTCATTGATGTTATTTGTAAACATAATGTTGTAAGCCTTGCTAAATGCTGGGTGCACAAAATCATCGGGGGCTATTCCTTTTTCTTGTGCTGTTTCAAAACATTCTCTTTCCATAATCATGGCAGCAATGATGTTGCCTTCTAGTTCTTTATCAAAAATTTTCTTATCCATGTTTCCTCTCTATGATTGAATTAAATTGTGTGGGTGATAATAGGGTCCTACAGTCAGGTTTGTTTTTCATAAGACCATCTAACTTGTTTCTGTAATAAGGTGAGTTGTTTGCTATTTCAAAATATGATTCCCAAAACTCTTCTGTTGTTAGGTCTAATTTTTTTCCCGTCTTAGGTGAAACCAATCCTTTCCTTGCTAATTGTTTTAATTCATTCCATCTGTTTCTAATAAGATAAGAGTTAGCAGAATGTGTAAAATATTTTTTATCGCACTTAGATTTATATATCTCATAAATCTTCTCGTAATCTAATATATATACTTGTTTAGTTTTATCTTTAGTATTGTGTACTTTTGGAGTACCCCCCTGTACTTCAGGAGTACCCCCTTGATTAACATGTAATTTATAAAGATTTGAGAAGTTGTCCCGGTTCTCCCAATCAATGTAACCTTGGTCCCTAAGAATATTTAAATTGGATATGACAGCATTTCTACTAAGGCAACTTATTTTCATAATTCTGCCGTGTGACGGGTATGACTGACCAAACTCATCTGAGTAATTTGCAAGTATGAATAAAATTAATTTTTGTGTTGGTGTGATCCCTTCTAAACTGACGACCGATGTGATGTGTTGTAATGACATATAACCTCCTTTGACGAGTAGAATAATTCTGTTGTATTCTTTTGTCAATTAATTTACAATGTATCTTAAGAAACGGAGGTATCAATGTCACAGAACAATAAAATATTTGGTGCTCTTGCAAACATACAAGAGTACTTATTAGAAAACCCAATCGAGAAATCTAAATATAATAGTTTCTCAAAATATAACTATAGAGGTATAGACGACGTCTATGCATCTCTCGCTAAACCCTTGGCGATGAACAAGGTAACCACAAACTTCTTGCCAGACCTTAAGGTAAGAACAAGATTATCTGAGGACGGCAAAACTTCATATTCCTTATTGAAAGGAACTCTAAGATTTTTATCTTTGGAAGATGGCTCTTATGTCGATACAGCATACGTTGGTCAAAGCAAGTCAACACAAGGTAGAGATCTTGAAGCTGCAAAATCTTTTGCATACAGGGATGCCTTGATTCAATTTTTCTGCGTACCTTTTGAGCAAACAGTAGAACCCGAAATGGTTGGTGATGAAGACGAGCCAGCTGAAGAAAAAATATTTGATATGTTTGTTAGTGAAATATCAAAGGTCACAGATAAAACACAACAAGAAAAAATATTTAGAAACTACGACAAGGTTGCAACACTTGCTGGAGATAAAGAAGCGAGAGAAAAAATTAACCTACATTACACAAAAATGGCAGGTGCTAAATGACACAGTCAGCAAAAATAGTTCAAGGAACCAAAGAATGGTTTGCTTTAAGAATGGGCAAAATTACTGGCACAAGAATACAACGTGCTGTAAAAGAAGATATATGGGCTAAGGGAGATCAATGGGATGACCTAGCTATTGATATGTTTAGAGAAGAGCACACGCTTCCACAAAGACCTTTTGACTCTCGTGCACTTTACGCCATTACTAGGGGAAAAGAAAACGAGCCCAAGGCAATTAAAACTTTAGAGGCTCTTGGTTATATTATTCAAGACTCACCTTTTGTGAGTCATCCTGATTATGATTGGCTGGGAATGAGCCCGGATGGAATACTTCTTAAGGGTAGAAAAGGTGGACCAGCAGCAGTTGAAATTAAATGTCCACAAACAAAACCAATCAAGGATGTTAAAAAACAAAAAAGAAACTATTGGCATCAAATGCAGCTTGGTATGGAGTGCATGGACATAGATGAGATGTTGTTCTTTCAGTGGTATGAAACCGGAGAGTATGTCCAAGAGTGGGTTGATAGAGATCCTGATTGGGCAAATATCTATATACCAAAAGCAAAAGAGTTTATTGATTGGTATAACACAGCCAAGAAAGATCCCGAGAATATTGCACGTTGGTCTGTTGAATATAAAGAACCCGGCGTTCCTTATAAAGATGTAGATGACAACGAGGATACTAAAAAACTTGTAAGCATTATGCTTGAAATAAAAATACTACAACAAAAAATTAAAGAGCTCGATGCTGATAAAAAAGAAATATCGGCAAAGTTGATTAGTGAAAACAACGGAGCTTTTAGAACCCCATCTGTGAAATGTCACTTAACTCAGGCAACTGGAAGGATTGATTATAAAAGATTGATCGAAGATAAAGACATTCCAGTTCATGAGGTAGAGGGATATAGATCAGAGGGCGATACTAGAATATATACAAGAATTGTGGAGGACAAAAATGGATGATTTAAATCCAAAAAAATCAGTAAGTTCGAGGGTTGATCATGAGGTTCATGATTATCTTGAAAGGGTTAGTAGCCAAGAAGGACATAGGTTCTATGACAGAGGCATGTCTTACAAGGTTGCTAAAATTTTAGAAGATTGGTACCAAAAAGAAAAGGAGGTAGAAGCCAATGGAATATGATGATAATAACAAGGGAGCTCTTTGGAAAACAGAGGACTCTTCTAAGAAATATATCTTAAACGGCAAGGTAAAAGTTGACGGTAAAGAGATGCTTGTATTTGCATATAAAAATGAAACTGAAAATGACAGGGCACCAGCTCTTAATTTAAGTTTTGTTGAGCCAAACAATGTCGGGGCTAAACCAGCACCAGCACCAGCGGCACAAGTAACAGCTGAAGACCTGCCTTTCTAATGAGTGATTCAACTGACAATAACAAAATTGTTGTCTTTGTTGACGGCGAACAGAGAGAGTACGATAGCAGTACTTTCTCTGAGGCAGCTCAAAACAAAGTACGAGATCTTCAGATATCAAACACTTTAATTAATACACGCTCAAGTGAGCTTGCTTTAATGCAAATGGGTTTGAGGGTTTTGCAAAGCGAGCTTACACCATTGCTACCCAGTGATGGCTTTAAGGTTGTACAAAGTAAAACAGATGAAGTAGAATCAAATACAAGCGAGACAAAAAAAGATTCGTAAGTATTTGAAATGACTCCAATAGAAACAAAGAGCCTTTCATCTAATGAGAGGCTTGCTTCACTCCAAGGGGAGGCTAGATTAGACGGCAGCCCTTGTAGGGGAGTGTGCTCTACGACATACGGTGATCTTCACTGCCACACTTGTGGTAGAACTCAAACCGAGATTACCGACTGGAACACAATGTCTTCTCATCAAAAGAAACTTATTAACATAAAGAATGCTGCTGCTGGATTTAAGATTAGACAACTAGAATCTCAGGACGAGCGTTGGGCGGAGTATCAAAAATTGAAAACCATAGATAACCTTACAATCAGAGACGCCATAAAAAGAGTTCTCTCTGTGGCTACCAGCCAAGGCGAAATGTTTGATCAAGACCATAAGTGTATTGCTATACTTACAAAGATCATTACTTCAGATCATAAGTTTAATGACATCTCGTTACAGTCAATTCTTTCGGAAGATGACTATCAAACAATCAAATCAAAATTCGAGTAAAGCTTTTCAAAGAGACCTTCAGGTTGGACAACGGCTTGAAGTCAAGGTCCTTGAATCTATTCAAAAAAAATATCCGTCAGCTGTTTTAATTCCCGGGAAGTTTAAACCCTATGACATATTTATTCCTGAGACCGGAGACAAGGTTGAGGTCAAGGCAGATTATAAAAGCTTAGAAACAAACAACATATTAATTGAATTAAAAATGTTTAATAAACCATCTGCTTTGTTATCTACCGAGGCTGACTATTGGGTCTTTTATACCGGCGAAGAAATTATGTGGACCACACCAAGGTTAATTATGGAATGCATTATGATAAACAACATTAAATCAATAGACATTCTTGGTGAGGGCGATGATGAATTAAAAAGAGCCTGCTTAGTTCCAATAAATTTATTTAAACAGTATTTAATAAAAGATTGACTAAGTATACAAAGTCTTTATAATCTAAACTTAAACATTAAAAGGGAGTTTATATGTTACAGATTGAAAAAAATATACCGATGCCACCTAACTGGCAGAAACACTCAACAAGAAAACATGACGAAATTAAAGAGACCTTATACGCCATGGAGGTGGATGACTCTGTTTTCTTTCATGACTATCAGGAAGCTGTTAGGTTTCGTGGTAGGGCTCATAACTATAAAAATACTTTAAGGGACTTCGATAGAAACTTTGCAATAAGAACTGTCGATGGTGGCTGGAGAGTTTGGAGGGTTTCATAATGGCTAAATCAAAAACAGTACAATCAATTACATCGGTTAAGAAAAAAACCTCCATAGGTAATTCAAGACTTAGTTATGGTTCGGGTATGAACAAAAAGAAAAAAGCTAACTTTAAAAAATATAGGGGGCAAGGTAAATGAAAGATTTTAATGAAGCCGTACAAAGATATTATGAAGTCAAGAATCCCGGAAAGAATGATCCCACTTACATTAAATATTTTACTAAGTGTTTTGGTAAAAAGAATATTAATAAGTTATCTAAAGAAGATCTAGCCAACGCTAGGGCGGGGATAAAAAAATCTCCCGGTACTGTCAATAGATACATAAACTTTTTAAGAGCAGTTCTTAATTACTGCTACGAAGATTTAGGCTGGTTGGACACAAAGCCAACTCTTAAAAGAGTCAAGGAGTCATCCAAGAGGGTGAAGTTCTTTACGCTTGAAGAGTGTGCTAGGTTGCATGAGGCTTTGCCTGAGCACCTTAAACCTGTGTTTGTTTTCTCCCTTATGACTGGTGTCAGGATGTCCAACTGCCTAAACCTAAAATGGAAAGATATACAAGACGGATGGGTATCTATTCATGCAGACGAGACCAAGAATGGGAGATCTCTTGCGGTGCCTTTAAATAAAGATGCACAAGAGTTGTTGAACAAGATAAAACAAATTGGTCCTTACGTCTTCACATACGCCGGTAGGAAGCTTACAAGAACCTCAAACACTGGATGGTATAAGGCACTTAAAAAGTGTGGCTTAGAGGGCTTCAGGTGGCACGACATTAGACATACATGGGCTACTCATCATGTGCAGAATGGTACTCCCTTACATACTCTGCAACATCTTGGTGGGTGGTCCGACTTTAATATTGTAAATAGGTATGCTCATCTGTCGAAAGATTATCTTAATGAGGCTTGTGAGAATACTATATCTTTGATATCTTGAGGTTTGATACCTTCTTGCGGGGCTGCCAGTTAATCATATAACCCCCCTTTTACTGTATGTTTGGCGGCTTCGCTTTTTTTATTTAGATTTTTCAATTGTTCTGTTATAAATTTTATTGAATTTTAAATATATTTCTTGCTTATCTTCTTCATACTTGTCCATAAGTTTGACAAATTTTTCAGGGTCTTTTGCTTTATATCTAATCTCCGCAGCTTTTTCTTTTTCTCTAATCTCTTTTAGTTTATTTTCTGCTTTTGCAAGCTCTGATTTAAATGATATGCCGGTGCTTTTTTTGTAAGCAGCCTTCTCCATGTCGTTTCTCCATTGACCAAGTTTAATTAAATCCCAGCCTTTATCTTTTTTAAATTGTTTCCTATCGTCTCCTGTAAGGTTTGCATAAGCATTTGCCAGCTCTTCAATCTCAACTGAATTTTCAAAATATTTTCTTCCATTAACAAAGCCTTGAGGTTCTGCGGAAAACACTCTTGCAAAAGGAATTTCTCCCCGCTCTTGTTGATCAAGCTTTCCATCAAGAACATTTTTAAAAAATGTAGTAGTTCTATTTACTGTTCTTAAAGCACCACCACCTAAAAATTCTGTAATATATTGTAATGTGTTTGGCTGAATATCTCCCCATCCAGAATAATAATCATTGCCACCAGTAAGCTCATTTAATTCTTTTGTTACCCAAACATATGCATCAGACGTGCTTTTAAATTTTAGCCCAGACTCTGGTAGCTGTGGTCCAAAGGGAAATTGTTCTCTTGTTATTGGGGCACCAAACCAATTTTCATTTATAGAAATTTCATAAAAAGGTTTGCCATAAGTTGGTATTGCTGTTTTGCCTAATCTTTTTGCAACGCCCGGTATGCCCTCATCGTTTGTAAAGCCTAGACCAATTGGAGAGAATGAGCCCGCAAAAGCACCCGTTAACTCAATACCTGCCTTAGATGGTGTTAACACAGGATTCTTAAGATCAAACATTTTTTGTGCAAACATTTCCGCTGTTATTCTTCCTATGTTATCAAACACGTTGTAACCATAAGGCAAGGGTATTGCTAAAGCGACTGGTATGTCGCCTTGGTAATATTTTTTAATAGCACCAAATTTCTCTACTTTAAATTCTCCATCTTTAATTCCCACAACATCGGGTAATAAAAAGATCATATTTCTTTCTTTTTCAAAGCTTGGTATTTTGGAATATACAAGAGTTTCATCTTCGTCTTCATCAGAAATTAACATGTTATACATTGTTCTTGCAAAAGCAGTCATAACAATACCAGATGCTGCGGCAGCTTTTGTTTTAGAAAATCTTTTTCCGGGAAGAAATCCTCTAAAGAAATTTACAGATCCCTGAACGCCCGCATTAAAGAACATATATGTTGCATTTAATCCCGGTCCCCAAGTTCCTTTTCTATTAAAGTTTATAGTTAAATTTTTGGCTAACACTGCGGCTTGTTCTATAGTTTGTTCGTCTACTTTATTTAAACCGCCCTGAGCATTAATTGATTCAATAAAGACAGAAAACCTTGCAGCATTTTCAATTGCTGTATTTGAGTCATATATAAGATTCAGTACGGGCTCATAAGAAATGCTGGCTAATTTTCTCCCAACTTTTCCTTGATGCATTGCAATTAGTTTATCTAAATTTTTGGTTAAATCTTCTATAGTGGGTTGATCAATATATCCTGTTGGGGCACCAGCTTTAATAAAAGCGTCATACATTTTTTGTATTTCATTATCTTTAATATTTTTACCTCTAGCCCCCCTGTAAAAATCTTTCATTCTCGATGTTAAAGTTTTTGGATTAAAGGCTTGTTTTGCAATTTTTAAACCTTCAGCTCTACCGCCGGGGATTTCTTGCTCTGCCAGCAAATTAAAAAATCCAGTTTGAATGTCTCGCATAGCATTCGTTACCATAAACTCTGGGTTATAAGCAGTATTTATTAAAGATAAGTATCTTGTAAATCCTAAAGCCATTCTTGTTAATCCATGTATGTCTGATGTTGACCATCCCTGAAAGGCTCTTGCAAGTCTTTCATCAAAGATATGCACATATTTAATCTTGCCGTCTTCTTTAAATCCAACATAAGATCCTTTGTCTGGATTCCAGTCGGTAAGTTTTGGTTGAATTTGTGGAGCGTCTTCAATAACTTCATACATTTCAGGATTAGGAAATTCTCTAGCAAGATTTGCAAATTGTTTTGCAACAATGTTTTTTTCTGCTCGCACTACAGCGTTCTGTCTTTGTATGATTGCTTGCTCAAACGGAGGACCAGATATAGAAACCCTTCCTTTTGCTTTTTTTAACTCGGGTCCATATATGGTCATACCTTTGCCAGATGCAGATGGTCTTTGATCTTCTCTTGTATCAGAAGCAAAACCAACCAACGGCACATAATATTTATAACGACCCCTCCAATCTTCTGATACGCCCTCTTCAAGCAATCCTTCTTTATCATAAATATTTATCGTACCTTCAATAAATTTTTGCAATTCTTTAAATGCAGCTAAATATTTTGCCCCTTGCTCATTAATGGCTGTTGCCTCTCCAGAGATCATGTCAACACCAAAAGATCTTAATTTTTCTAAAGCAATTTCGGTTGGTATGCCAGACCCCCTGCCCTTGTATTTAACAGAGCCGGGCTTACCGGGCTCTCTTAAAGTATCTATGTAATCATTTCTTTCTGGTGCGTGTAAGTTTTGTAAGAATTCATTAAAGTCTTTTAGATCTATTTTGTTTGTTACAATAAACTTAAGAAGAGAGTCCACATCTTTCATTGCCTCATCTAGACCATATTTAACTTTGCCATGATGCAGATCTGTTTTTTGAGTAACTCTTTTCCCCCGCATAGCCGGAGCACCAAATTGATCTTCAATCTTGTTTTCAATTTGAAGAACCCTATCAAAGTTATTAACAATTCTTTCTCTAAAGCTCTGCAAGAATAAAGAAGCATTTGATTCATCGCCCATAGTCCACTGATTATTAATATCAGTTTCATTACCTGATGGTGGTCTTGAGGGCGGTGCCATGCCTGCCGGCTTAAGCGGCGGGGGTGTTTGCTCTTGTGCTGGTTGGGATTCTTCTTTTAACTCTGTGGTTGAGTCTGGTTTGGTTGTAGGGAATCCTCCGCTGGGGTCGTCGTCATATCTTCCTTCTCTGTACTTGGTGTAGATTTCATCAACCTTTGTCCTGAGACGTACAAGCCCCTCTCGTATGCTTTCTTTTTCGAGTCTTCCTGTAAGATATTCACTTCCATCTGGGTTCTCCTCCCAATTATTTGTAAGGTATTGTGTATTGTACTTTATATTTTCTGTAATATCAGCCCTGACATTTTCTATGTTAACACGGGATAGAGCATCTTTTATTTTTTCATTAAAGTTTTCAATAATAGCGTTATCAAATTTAAAATTAATTAACCCAATCGTGCCAGCATCTAGTTGTGTAAACCCATCAATTCCCTCTTTAGCCAACTCAGTATTAATTTGATTTCTTAATACATCAGTCATTTCAATAGGCTGATTTGTTTGTGTATCTATAAGCTGTACTTCTGAACCAATATTTACAGACTCATTAGATAAATCATTTATGTCTGTATCAGATATTGACTCATCAGAAACAAAATAAGGCATTGCATCCTGTCTAAAAACAAAACCCCAAGCTCGTAAAAAATCATCAGCATAAGTAAGATCTAATTTATTAAATTGTTTTGATCCACTTATTTTTTCTAATACTAAGCTGCTTATTATATTGGGATTTATTTTTCCGTCATAAGCACCAAAACTATGTGAAAACTTATACAAGCCAGTGCCGGGAAGAAGGTTCATAATTTCATTCTTGCCTTCTTCTGTGGTGATTATCTCAAGCAGCTCTTTTGTAAGCTGCATTTTTGCTGTTGGATCTAAACTGTCTGCAAATTTAAGTTCTGGTATTGAGGTACTAGGTATAACTTCACCAGTAACAGTAGCCATAGCTTTATCAATATAAGTTTCATAACCAATATATTCAGCAGGCTTGCCTTGCTCTTGCATTTTTTTATTTCTAGCATAAGTCCAAAGAACAGCTTGAAGCTGCATTGGTGTCATGTTGTCATTATTTTTTTCGTTATACAGCCTTGTAGCCTCTTGAATAACAGATGTGCCGTATCTATGATTTGAAATGCTTGTTTGGTCTTTTTGAAATCCAAGCATGGTAAACATCCACGTATCCATGGTCACCGAATCAGTTTTTGCTCCTGTCATGTTGTCGTAAAAGCTTTGTAATTTAAAACCAACACCGGGTAGTTTTTGACCAAAGTCATCAGCCTCTATTGCTGTTTTAGCATACTCTCCAGCTTTTGGTTGAAAACCCGGCAAAGGGTCGCCCTCTTTTGCCATAGAAACTAAAGACCTTAAAACATATGCAAGGTTTGTTTCAACTGGTGTTTGTGATGAGTAAATAACAAACATCCGCAAGACATCTTCTTTAAGCTTGGCGTCTCCTTGGGTTAGCTCATCAATAGAATCTAAAGCATTTTTATACCAGTCCCTGCTTTGATCTGGTAAAGATAGATCTTCTTGTTCAGCAAAAGAAACAAGCTCTTGAGCTAAATTATCAAAATCTTTTTGTGTGTTTTTAAATTTACCTAATTTATTTTTAGGAGCACCATCATAGGTATTGTCCTTTTTAAGAACAAGGGGTCCAATCTCTACATATTGTTGAGATTCTTGTACTGGTAATCTGCTGGGGTCCCCGTCTGCTGGTACTGTCTCTGTTCCCACTCTTTGACCGGCTGGTTCTGTTCCAGTGACTGATTGATCAGTTGGACCAGTGCTGTCGGAGGCAGGGACCTGTAGACTTCTGCTGGTACGGGGTGAGAGAACTGCTGCAAGTAGTCTGCCGCTTTTATTTCCAATTCCGTCAATTGCAATTGCATCATAAATTCTCTTTATAAGTTTTATTGTTTCTGGTGCACCCTGCTCCAGTAACTCCCTGTTAGTGTAATACAAGGAATGCATCTGTGCAAAAATTTCTCCTTTAAGAAATTGTAAATTATTGTCAATAATTAATTTATTGCTATCTCCTCTAGCACGAGCAAACATCATAGAAGAAAATTGAGATAATGGATAAGTCAAAAGGTGACCATCAAAATATCTTCCGTCTGATTGCCTCATGTGCTTAACTTGAAGACGCATGTTTTGAAATACATTAAAGGCTTCTTGTATAATGACACCCTCTTGTTGACCCTCAACAATTTCTAGCACAGGAGATCTTGCATCTTTTCCAATTTTAACCCTGCGTTCGTTGTCTCCTAGAGGATCAGACTTAATTGTGTATTCCGGTATATTAAAAAGCGGACTATCATAATGAAGGGGTAAGATTACAGACCCGCCTTTTTTGTCATCTACAACCTCGCCATAACGATAATCTAAATGATGACCAAGCTCATGTGCAATCACATGAGTTAAATAAGCCCTATCTGCGGGTGCAACAAGACGATTAATTTTTGTTAACCCACTTAGACCAAGCGTATTAGCACCCACAAGATATTCTGCAACATTAAACGATTGATCTCTACCGCCAAGCTCATTAACACCAAAAACACCAATAAAATCTAAATCTTCTAAAATATTAAGAGGCATGCCAGCCTGTTCTAATCTATATAAGGTAGTAGAAAGATTAAAGGATTCTTGTAAGCTTAAGTCCCTATATCTATCCATCTCTTGTACAAAATCTTCTTTCGATGATGTAATGTTTTCTATCATATCTTCAGAATAAACCCTTGTATCAACAATAAAGTCTTTAATATTTTTGAGCTGAGGCTCTTGAGATATATCAAAGTCTGATGTTTTAATATCAACGGGACCCACAACATCTATATCCCCAGCAATGTCATCCATAATACGTTGCATGTCTTCTTGTTTTTTTGGATCTGTTGATTCATCAATTGATGTTGTTGTTGGGGCAAACTCTTTCATAGCAGCAGTTTTAATTGCTGGACCTTTAAAGCTTTCAACAGTTTTTTCTTCTTTTTCTTTCCCGGCTTTAGGCTGTTCTAAGTCAAGCTTAATATAATTTTCAGAAAAATAATCTAAAGGATCAAACTGACTATCATCAATAGAATCTATATCTAATGCCTCTCTTGCCATAAGATCCATTGCCTGAAAAGTTCTTTCATTGTTTCTAACTAAAGTATTAAGTTGATTTAAAATATTTTCTGCATCAATAGGATCTTTAGTTTTAAGAGTTTGCTTTACATCTTCAGCATACTGAACCGCACCACGAAGGGTTACGTTTGCTCCACCGCTAACCAAGGATGATATGGTTGTAAGATAGGCTTGATCTTTTAAAACCTGTGGTACAGTGGGTCCGTTGTATAGTGGGTTATCTTGATTATCCCACGCAACTCTTAACTCATTTTGTATGCCAAATAAAGCATTATTAGTTTCTTGTAAAAAAGTGTTTAGATTTTCTGAGGCTGTTTCTGTAATCATGGTGGTTGCACCATCTTTTAAAAACCCTCTTATTGTTCGATCATTACCCTTAAGATATTTAAGCATTGAATCTGTAAAAGTTTTTGTTGGAATAAGCTCTGTTCCAATTTCAAACATTGCATTTAGATTTGAATTAGCTACAGCTGTTTTGTGGTCAAGCCCCTGCTTTCTAGCTTCTTTGTAGGATAAGCCCTTTTCTTGCAACCCAAAATAACCAAGAGACGTATAAGCAAATTTTGGATTTCTTGTAACAGCTGTTGCGAGAAGAAAAGGTGCTTGGGTTACAAAACTAGAAAGACCAGACGCAACAGCCATCTGGGTTTCGCTTAAGTCTGCGTCTTTATATATTTTGTTTAATTTTTTTTCTAATTGCTTATACTCTTTTTCGTTTTCTTTTAATAAGTTTTCTGCGGCTCCTCTTATCGTGGGAACTTTGCTTAAAGCAAACTCACCCAATGTTGCTACAAGTGGCTTGGTTGGATCATAGCTTAGATCTTGCGAAAGAAATTCATTAGCATATGTGTCTTGCAACCCATTAATCATTTTTAATGCATTGTTGGGTATCATTTTTAAAGCAACGCCACCAATATCAATTGCTTTGCGTAGCGTTCCGGGCTTTGCGATCTTAGGAATTTCTCCGGAGAGTTCTCCTGTTTTTAAATCAACAGATGGTTTTTTATAAGAGGGACCTCTTTTATTTTGTGAATCAAGAACAGATACGCCATATTCATAAGACTTGAATTGTTCTTCTTTGGGTTCTGGTTGTTGTAAAGACTCTAATTCCTCTTCTTCATCAAAAAGGGGGACGCCAAACTGATACTCTTTTGCCACACTAAGGTCTCCTTCTTAGCAATAGATTGAGCTGATCAAGAAGCTCTTCGTCTCTTATCTCTCTACCATATTCAGTTTTAAATGCTTCCTCAATATTATTAATTTGGGTTTGTATTATATCATCTCCAAATAGATCTGATAGGCGATCAGTATATGCCGACCTGCCAGAGTCTGATGGTATTGTAAGATCCCCAAAAGCATATGATTCTGGTCTTGTTCTGATTGATATTTTTCTGTTAAGAGCACTATCGCCTCTTCTAGCACGCTCTTCAGCCTGCTCAAAGGTAAGCATTTGTGATCCAGTTAAATCAAAAATAGTTTCATAACCATTAGGAATTGCTAACAACTGTGAGCCATCTTCGCTTGTTTTGGTTACCGTTGGTAAGTCTGGAAAACCAATTTTTAAAGTTGTGAGAAGCTCATCAACTTCTTTTGGGTCTTGAAAGTTTGTGGTCCCAATATCGGCTCCACCATATGTTGCCAGTGCTGCACTCCATTCATTTCTTGATTGGTTATATATTTGATCGGCATACACAGCAATTTTGGCGTCTTCAGCTCGGTCTGGGGGATAGTATCCCTTGATTGTTCTTTGACTTAACTTCAATGCAACATCAATCATTTTTGGAGATTCCATGGCTTTGGTTAAAATTGATGATGTAACAGATGCAACATCAACAAGATCTGCAACAGAAACAGCTTTTGCATCAGATGGTTCTATTTCAGAAGAAATAATGTTTGTTGTTGTATCTGGAAGAAAACCAACTTTTTGTACTTTGTTGCCTTTGTTATCTAAAACGGTATACCTTGCTTCAACTAAAGTGTTCTGACCATTTTCAATTGCTTGAAAGTTTCCAGTTAGATTGACATCAATAATTTCACCCTGTACATCTGTATCTTGAAATTTTTTACCTAAAAATTTATTAATACTTCCTTTAAACAGCTGTGTTAAGTCTTGTGAATTAGACTCGCCCAGTTGAGAAAAGTCTCTACTATCTAATATCGGTGCTAAATTATTTAAAGCTCTTGCTGTTTTATAATCTAATATTTCTAAAATATCGTAACCATTATCTTGTTCTCTAAGTTCAACTATTGCACCATTAGTATTAGAAGCCCATGTGTCGAAAACAGGAGTATTAATTCTTTTGTTAAGCTCGGGATCATCTGCCCAAGCCTGCATATCTTCTAAAATTGAATAAGAGGCTAAAACACTTCTTAAATTTCCATCTAGTTTTGCTTTTTCTTTTGCTTGAGTTAAATTAAAATTTGTTGTTGCTGTTAATGCTTGATCTCTTTCTGTAGATGCTGATCGCATTTCTATAAGGGCGTCGCTTTCTTTTCTTTGCTGATCTTTTTGAGACATTAAATATTCTCGATAATCTATATCAGCCTGCTTTTCTTGTTTTTCTAATTCAAAAATTTCAGAGCTTCTTTTCTCTTCTTCATCAAGCAACCTCATTTTTTGTGCGTTGATTGCAAAATTAAATCCGCTTTGTAATCCGTCTGCGATTGCCATTAAAACACCTTTTTAAGTAAATATAATCCAGCTATTACAGCCCAAGTCATAGGATTTGCTAATAATGCAGTTGCACCACCGGCTGCTCCAGCTCCTGCCGCTCCAGCTCCTGCTCCTGCCGCTCCAGCTCCTGCTCCTGCCGCTCCAGCTCCAGCTCCTGCTCCAGCCGCTCCTGCTGCCGCTGTTCCGGTTTGCAATCCCATTGCTGCTGCTGCTGGGTTGGCTGCGGCTGCTGCTCCTGCCGCTCCTCCAGCAACTGGAGATGCAAGGACTCCTCCTGCGGCGGCTGCTGCTCCTCCAGCACCTTGGGTAATCATATATGCACCACCAATACCAAGACCAGTTCCAAGCAATTGAGCCTGTTGTGCTTCTTTTGCTTGCTTTAATTGCTCTTCTGCAATGTTTGTTTGAGCCTCAGATCTTGCTGCCGAACTAAGACCAGCCATAGCCGATCCTTTAATCTGTCTACCTGTTGTTAATAAACTAGCCACCTATTCCTCCTTGGGTTGCGATTGCTCTGGTTCCTAGGGCTCCGCCTATGTTTCCAGACATTAATTCCATTTTTCTTTCATCTGCTCTTTGTGCTGCAAGATTTCTTGCTGCTACGGTTGCTGATGTTTGTGATCTTTCTAGATCTTTATAAAAACTTTCTGATTCTCTTAAACCAAAACCACCCATTCTTCTTCTTTGTTGTCCAGATATATTTGCATAAGCCTTGGCTACAGATTGTTGTGCTCTAGATATTTCTTCCTGTCTAAGACCCGGAAACTGGTCTGTTACCTCAGAGATCATCTGTTGTTGTACTGGAAAAAATCTGTTTAAGTAATCGGCATATTCTGCTTCATATAAATCTGCTAGGGTTTCTTGTGCAGCCTGATCTCCCGTTCTATATGGGTCTACAAAAAACTGACCTTGGTTTACAAACTGATATCCTCCACGATCAAGATCAAAATTCATTCTCGTTTGTGGCATTAAGCCCAAAGATGCTCCTTGAAATAGGTTGGTTATAGGATCAGCCATTAGCCACCACCTCCAGATTTATTAGAAAAAGCATATCCAGCACCGAGACCGAGCCCAGTACCGACAACCTCTCCCAACATAGAAGATCTTGCAAACTCACTTTTTGCTTCAGCTGTAGATCTTTGTCTTGCTATATCTGCAACATCTGCAAGACCAGACATTGTTTGACCAGCCTGTCCTTCACCCAGTGCAATAATATTTTGTAGTCCTTGATAGTATCTATCAGTTTGCCCTGATAAGGCTTCGGCGGTTCCAAGACCCATGCCTCGTGCTTGTGTTTGTGCAAACTGTTGAGATGTTCCTCTAAACTGTCCAGATGTTGGATCGACGCCCTGTTGAAAAGCTCGTTGTTCTAATTGACCTCGAGCCTTTTGAAACTCAGGTTGTTGTATTGCATTAACAAAACCCTCTACGCTTTCGTAAGCGGACGGGTCTTTCATTGCAAAAACGTCTGAAATAAACTGATTTTCTAAAGGTACAAAATACTGTTGATAAAGATTAAACCTTTGTGCAGCAATTCTAGCCAATGACTTTTGTGCTGGGGTATCTTTAATTTTTGTGCTTCCGCCACCTGACATTAGATCTCCTTTTCTACTATGTAATATTTAAGGTTGTAGCCTCTAGTGTTTAGTGCTTTCACTAAACCATCCCAAGGAGTCCAGAACTCTATCTTAGAACATCCTTTTGTTTCAGCTATCATTTCAACCTCGTCCATATATTTCTTTGCTGCATCCGCCCTATCGTCATGGGCAATCCAGACCAATAAACTTTTTCCCGGTTTGAAGATCAAGGGCTTTTCTTGCAACACAATGAAGCTAGTATTTGGTCTTTGTTCAAGATCAACATACAGCTCAGCTATCCCAGAAACAAGTGATGTATAGACATCCTCAATCCGCCACTCCGGTTGTGACTCATCCTTGATCTTTTTAATACCGGGTAGGATGTCGTCCCAATATAATCTTACATCAACTAAAGATAGCATTCTGTCCGTAAGATATCACTAAATTTACCATTAATGTAGTCCTTTGTTACTATTCAGACGGTTGCAATTTTGATTTTAATTACTCTGGATCTGGGGGTCCATAAAGTAAATTTGTAAAAGCTGCGTCTAAGTTATTGTTGTTAGCAAAAAAATCCTCAACCCAACCCCTTGCTATATCATCTGTAATATTTTCTATATCTATAAAAGAATCAGACGACGTGTCAACTGAAGATGGATTAAATGCAAGCATTTCATTTTCAAGGGTGTAATTATTTTCGCTGCCATCTGTGTCTGTGCCAGCAACATTAAACTTAATATTGTAAACAATATTCTTTCCACCAACCTCATATTGCTGATGATAAATTTCAGTGACCGTGATTACACAATTAAAAGTGTGCATATCTGTTACTGTGCTGTTCCAAGCCATAATCTACCTATGTACTAAAATGCACAAACCTAGCATCAGCCCCGCCCATGTATTGAGTGTTGCTATCTCCTTGTGCATATATAAAAATATTTAAAGTTCCTGAGCCAGTATATCTAAAAGATAAAGGAATGTTAGAGCTGTCTTTTCCTGTTGTAAGTCTACTGTCGGCTATCCAACCACCTGATAAATATTGAAGATCAGGAGTAACCAAAATAGCGTGTGAAGCACTTTCTAGAACTTTTGTGGTGTCACTAAAGGTTACACTTGTATTAACATTAAACGAACTGCTAGTGCCAAAGGTTCCATCTGAAATTAAAAAACTAATTGTTTTAATTTGACCCGCAAAACTTCCTTTATAAACCCTTATATAGCCAGTATAAAAACCAGACCCACTTCCTATTTCTGCAACGTGACGGTAGTTAAGATCATTTTCATTCCAATAACCTAATGTGGTCCCAGTTTTTTCTCCTCCAAATGATGGTAAAAACAAATTGGTTGTATTGATTTGGGTGGCAGATACCGTGTTGGTTGTTATTTTTCCCCCGTCAATCGTGGTTGTGTTGCTGTTAATATCTGCCGCAGCCTGACCTGCTTCAAGAGGTGTAATTGTTAATTTATTTGCAGCAATTGTGTTTGTGATAATGTTACCACCATGAATAGTGGTACTCCCGTTAGTAGAAAGGTCACTACCAACAATTAATCCTCCGGCAGTAATTAAACCAGCCACGTTAATTCTTGCTGTATCTATCTGATCTGAGGTTATTTTTGTTGCACTTAAGTTTGCAATTTTTGCATCATCGACAGCCAAGCTTCCAATCTTCGCATTTGTTATAGCTCCGTTTTGGATCCGTGCATTATCAATAAAAACAGTTCCCCCACTTACAATAAAGGGGGCGGTACCAGAGGACCCATTCCAAATAGCAAACTTATCTGCGGTAAATTGAACAGCCGATCCTGCTCCTGCACCAAAGGCATTTGCCTCTAGCACCATTCCAGAAACAGATCCATTTGCTTCAACCTTTAATACATAAGACGCACTTGCATCGTTCTGTAAGTTCGTAGTTGCTGTTTGTAATGTGGTAATGTTTGCACTGTTGTCTCCTGTGGTGCTTTGTAATGAGCTGATTGCAGTAGCGTTTGAGCTAATGCTGGTGCCCTGAGATGTCACTGTTGTTTGTAAAGAAGATATTGCAGTTGCATTGCTGGTTATATTTCCTTCAGCTGAAGACAAATCACTTGTTAGGCTTGTTATAGAGCTACTTATTGATGAGATGTCTCCGTCGTTTGCCGTTATCTGAGTTTGTAATCCAGAGATAGCTGAAGCATTAGTACTAATGTCACCCTCTGCTGTACTAAGATCGTTTTGTAATGTTGTAACATCTGAGGTTATGCTTGTGATATTTCCCTCAGCAGTTGTAACCCTCGTGCCTAGGCTTGATATAGCTGAAGCGTTAGTAGTGATATCGCCTTCCGCTGTGCTAAGGTCGCTTTGTAAATTTGTAATTGCGGTTGCCTGAGAGGTATTCGTACTTGTTGCTGTAATAATGTCAGACTGAGCAGAAGCCATCGCTGAAGATAAATCACTTCCTGTGAAACTAGATGTTCCAACAAGCGTTACTAAACTGGAGTCTCTTGATTTTAGCCACCCGGTGTTACCAGCATTTCTTACATAAACTTGATTATTATCATCTGTATCAATCCAAACATCGGTTGCTTGCAAGCTTGTTGCATCCTCCCTTTGTGTGGGAGCAGAAGTTGATTTAATTACTCTGGTGGTTGAATTATTTAATACCGATATATCGTTTGCTATACCACTAAACTCGTCGGCTATTAATGTTTGATATCCCGGCAAATTAGACAAGTCTTCAGAAAGTTCAGTCATTAGTGCGGCTATATCTGGTGCTGTAGATGCCTCTGTACCCGTTGTAGAGTTAAAAGGTCCTACAGTGTCTTGTATATTAACAAACCTAATCCAATAGTATCTTGTTTGATCGTTACCAACCTGATGAGAAAATACCGCTGCTGTTGTTTGACCTACAAAAACCCTATCAGCAAACGTATCTGTAGTTGCCACCCATACCTCTGCATGAGAGAAACCAAAGAATGTTGGAACGTCCCATTCAATAATTATGTTTTGAAAAGCACCGTCTGCACTTACGCCCGTTGGTGCTGGTGGAGTATCAAGAACATTTTCATCACCAAAAGTAATATCGTTTGAATTAGTCCCAACAATCTGTCCATTAGATCCAATGCGTATATCTCTCTTGGCTAATCCAGCATCAATAAGATCTCTAAATGTAACAGCACCGTCTAATGGGTCGCCAAGCTCTCCTTTTAATTGTGCAATAGATTCATTAACCTTGGTAGCAAACCTCTTACCCTCATGATCAAAATTTCTTGGAACAACAAATGTACCCTTGGTTTTTGCCATTAGGTAATCTCCTGTGGACTTTCATATACACAGACCTCATTTACTGCGTCGGTTCCTTCAAGGATGATATGAAAGGCTTTTGCTTGATAGCCTCCGGGTAATCTAAATATATTGTTGTTAGTAACGGTCTGTGTATGTTTAAGCGATCCGTCTGCATAAAGCTTAAACGTAAGGCTGTTATAAGAGTCAGCACTTACTTTCGCTACACCCGGTGATATTGGGCGGTTTGTGTAAAATTCTTTTGATTTCCATGTGTAGGATCTTTTGCTTGTAGATCTTGCAAATTTTTTAAGAGTGCCCCCAACAACCAAATAAAGTTCATCGTTTTCTCTGTCATTAAATCCAGCATGAGCATAGAAATCTAAGTTAACAAAAGCATTCTTTCCACCCCTTGGATCAAAGATAAATCCTTTCTTGGTATTTGAGTTTGATCCATCCCAAGTAAACCCAATATATTTTGCCTCATACTCATAGCCCTCTATGTTAGAAGGATAATAATCTTGCCATTGATCTCTTGTAAAAATTTGCTCGGTTACAAGATTTATTCCTGAGTTTGAAGCTAACACCAATCCGTCTGGAGAAGAGTAAATAGCATATTCTCCCATATCTACAAGCGATCTTTTGTTTGCGTTAGGTAGGTTTGCGTCTATCTCAACCATAGCCATGGCACTTGGGTCTGTCCCCGAGACTAACAATGGCTTGGCTTTTGTGGTTACCAATAAGCCAGAAGCAATAGAGGCTATTCCAACTATGTCGTCCTTTGTGGTTATTTGGTTAGATAGCGGATATGAGTGCGGCAAAAAAGCCTCGCTAAATAAAAGTGTGTTGCCACTAAATCCTGCTGTTATGCCATTAGGCATTGCTGTAATGCCAAACATTGGTCCATCTGGATGATCTGCCGATGTGTCATCTGGGGGTGCAAGGTTGTCTGTTGACTCTATCTCTTCCCCGAGCGAGGCGTCTAAAACTGTATCATCTGTAGTTCCAGCAGATGTGCCAAGAACGTCTTTAACAAACCTGAATATACCATTTAGGTCTGTTCTGTAAATTCTTCTTTTAGAAATATTGTATGTGCCACTTGTTGCTGTTGGTAAAGATAGGGTTACTGTGGCACCGTTTGCGGCATCAACAATATCGTCAACAGAAACAATGCTTGGTGGTCCTTCTTCCCCGAATTCGGTGATCTCTGTATATACATAAGCCCTTGATGACTCTGTTGCACCCTCTGCTGCTGTGGCATTGTTGACACTGGGACCAGTGGTAAATGCTGGTGGCGTGGGCAAGCCAAGCCTATAAGAAGTTACAGGATAGGGTCCAGAGCCAGATATACCGTTGGATGCATCCACCATTCTTGGAAAACCAGAAGATCCACTAACTCCTGTAAAATAAAACCTATTAAAAGAATCTTCTTTTATTGGGCTTTTTATAACATCAACATCATCTGAAAAAGTAAACCAAGAACTATCTAGTGCTTTATATATTGTTTTTGTTGTTGAGTCTATGTGAGAAGCTGGATGAGAGGGACCAGCCTCAGAGTCATCATTAACGTCTTGAGGTATAGCCTCCAATCTTCCTCTATCTAAAAAAGCATTTTCTGCTTCTTGTGCAACATCTTCTGGCAAAAGCCTTGGGCTTAATTTTTCATTAAGACCTGTAAATGTTTGTAATTTAAAACCTGCCACACTTTATTCCTCTTCATTACTTTTTTTGTTGAGACGACCCAAAACCAAAAGATACCACAGCTAAAGTCTAAAATCTAAGGTTGTTATAATGGTTTACTTTGTTAAACCTTTTGACTTTTCATAACTTCTTAACCCACCAAGACCCAACATACCGCCTAAGACATACAGCAATGCACCCATGTCAAACTCTGGTAGGTCGTATTGCAAGTTGTTAAGAGACAAAACAAATAGAATGATAGGTTGTAAAACAAAATGATAACCAAGTGCAATAGCACATATCCATCCGCAACAAGGTCTCCAACCAGCCACAAAGATAGATCTATGTGATGCCTCTACTTTATTAACTTCAATTTGAGCGAGATCAATTTTATGAAATTGAGTTTTGATTTCGTGATCTAACTTAGCTTTTAGATCTTTATCAGCAACAAATTTATCCAGTATCTGTGTGACTGGCTCAATTAATTTATCAATCATTTTCTAGGTGTTCCGCCAACATACAAACCAAACCATGCAGCACCTGCACCAACGATAACAGAAACAAATGCTGATTGTGCATTGGTTGGATCAGGTAGGGTCATAAACCATTCTGTGGTTTTATAGAAAGCATAACCATATAAAGTAATAAGCAATCTAGGAAAGACTCGCCACTTATCAAAACCCTCGGCTAAGTTATACCAAGTTTTATTTTGATGTTGATGTATTTCTATTTTTGACTGATGATCCATGACTAAAATTAAATTGTATCAGCGGGGAATCTTTTTGACCATATTGTTAAACTATATTTAATTCCTTGTATTAATGGCAAACACTCATGACCATGAGTAACTTGTGCGGGAAATAAAATGCATTTACCCACTGGTATATCTTTATTGGTTATTCCTTGTCTTGGATATATTAAGTCAGCACCCACATAGTCATCATTAAGTTTTATGCTTCCTGTAACTAAACTTGCGTCATGGTGCAGATTTAAATTTGTCTGTGTCTCAAGTGAGTATCGCATTACAAATCCGTCTCTAAGACCATACATCTCTAATGGGTTCCAATATCTTTCTACTGTCGGAACAATGTAGTCTTGCCAAGCCTTTTCTAATTCTTCCCACAATCCCAATTCTTTCATGCGAATCTCCTGTGCAGGAAATTTATCATAAGACAATGAACCCCAACCACCATGTCTGTCTGCCAGTTCTATTAATTTTTCGCACTGCTCTTGAGTCATAAAGTCTACTACAAGCATATCTTCTGATAGGTAATCTACTTTGTTATGCGGTATAAAATATGCACTTGAGGGTGCGTGAAATGCGTTGTACAGGCTTAAAAACTTAGCAGTGGTGTCTTGACCCCCATTGCCATGATAAATGCACGAGCAACAGTTGGTTTCAGGATTGTTAAGCTGTTCTCCTAGCTTAATAGTGCCTTCAAAATGCGTTTGAAATATATAACACTCATAATCTATCGCTATGTCAAAATCTCCATAGAGAAAACATTTATGCACATAGAGCTGATCATCATCCCAATGTTCTATTTTTTCATGGTTGTATAACTTCTTTAATTCTCTAACCCTGCCAATATAAGTTCCACTGTTTATGTATTTAAACCTTGTAGGTGCGTTTGGAAATTCTGTTGCTAGTTGATCATGTGGATAACAATATAACTCACCACTAAAAACTATTTCTTTATTAAATTCTAAAAATCTTTCCGTGATTGTCTCAAGATCATCAGCGTAAAAAACATCATAGGCATCTGTAAATAAAACTATGTCATCATCATGCAAATGTTCTACATAATCTTTCATCAGGTTAATCTTCATGCCACCGCCTAATGCTGACATATCAGTTCCTTCCCATTCTATGTTTGTTCCAACATTGACTATATCTATGCCATATTTTCTAGCACTGGTGTTTACATAAGTGCATTTTTTTCTATCTGTGCCACAAGTTACTGCATGGACTTTGTATGGTCTAAAAGGTTTGCTGTTTTCTATATCAGATTGTGATAAATCTCTGTGTATTTGATTGCAAGCATCTTCTTTTAAGGCAACTATTTGCAGTGATGTTGTTTTTAAAACTTCGGGCAAAAACTCATCAACGGGTATAAAGTCATTGTAATTAACTGTATGAAGTAATTTTTTTGCACCAAGGGGGTGTAAACAATAAGCGGTCATGTTGTATGGATAGCTTGGTCGTTCTATGTAGTCATTTATTGGGGTAACTTGGTCAGGCACATTTTCGTTGCGTTGCAAATAGATAAAAGGATATTCTTTTATAAGCTCTGCATACTTTGATTCATCCCAGTGTTGATTAATGATTGCATCATCTTCCATGATTATGACGGGTTCATTTAATTCAACACACCTTTCCCAAGCTTTGATATGTGACAGAAAACAAGCTACCTCGTTTTGTTGTAAGGGTCTATTTTGAAAAGGGTCTAACCAGTTAGGTCTAGCCTGTATATGCCTAAAGATGTTGGCTTCACCATCAATGGCTTGTATGTATTCAAAATCAAGTAAGTTGTTTTTTTGAAATGCAACTTTTCTGTCTGCTCTTTTGAGCAAAGATATAACAAGTTTTTTCATTTCTTAGCACTTTCAATCCTTTCTCTGAGAGATGTTGTAGAAAAGCTATGATTTCTACTTGTAAAATAGGTTTTATGCAAACCATGACCTGTAAATTTTTTATTCTTATAATCTTCACCGACAAACCTTATATCTATTTGTGTAGCTTCTAATAAATCTAATAAACTGCTTTCTGTGTCGTATGGCAATATTTCATCAACATATTTAACGGCTTTTAATTGTATGTATCTTTCATACATAGATTGTATAGGCATATTTTTTTCTTTTCTGTCTAAAGATGGGTCTGTTTGCAATCCAACGATAAGATAATCACAATTCTCTTTAGCTTCCATAAGCATAACTATATGCCCTGAATGTAACAAATCAAAAGCTCCACAAGTAAAACCTTTTTTTATCATACAATAGCGTATATATCTCTTTGTTCTGTGTAAACAATGTAGCCTAAATCTTTAAGCATATTGCTAACATAGATATCATCAATATGTGTATGCTCTAATTTAATAAAGGTAGGTTTTATGTGCCATGTGTAAGCATCAAGAATATTCATTTCATGTCCTTCTGCATCAATCTTAAGGTAATCCACAGACTCTAAATCGTATTTATTAATTAAATCATCTAGGGTTGTGCAAGGTACATCTAACCTTTCATTAATAAGGCGTTGGTTTGAAAAGATATCAAAAATTCTTTCTCCTCTATGGTGATCTTGGACTATGCTAGAAATACCTCTTTGCCATTGATCTTCAGGTCTGTTGTTTTCTCTAGCTTCAGCAAAAGATACATGACCTGTGTAATCTGTAATGGCTACATTATCTAAAAAAAGATTTTCTCTATGCTTAATGTCTTTGCATATATCTTCTAAGTTTTTAAAGTATGTAGGAGCAGGCTCGCACATAACCCCAGTCCATTCACCACTTTCTATAAGTGGAATGTTTGTATCAAAATCACAAGTACCTATTTCTATAAATGTTTTCATCTCCATTTAGCACCCTCTATCCATGCTACAAGGCTTTTTCTTATGCCTTTGGTTACTGGTTTTACACAATGACTTATTACGGATGGGAAAGCAAGAACAGTACCCCTGTTCCTTAGTTCTTGTGCGTTTGGTTGTTCATATTGTTTGTCAAATACAAAATCACCACCTTCATAATCTTCTGAATCTGATAACTGTATAGTAATGCTTATTTTTCTGTCGTATTGACTAGAATTACCCCAAAAGGTATCAAAGTGCCAGTCATAGAAGTCTTGTTGTTCTCCATCATAGATGGTGTATTGTATTTGGTGCAAAGAGGTTATATTAAAACCGAAAGCGTTTCTATTTGCCTGTGTTGCATAATCAAAAAGTATGTCATGGATAAATTTAGAGTTAACATCAGTAGGCTCTATCCATCTTACAGTTGAGCTTCTTACTTTGTTATTTTTTGTAGCAACGTCTGAACCGACTGTTGCATCTTGTACTTTATAATATTCACACTCCGTGATTATTTTATCGCATAGATCATTGGGCAAGGCTTTATCCCACATTTGCCATATGGCGTTCATAGACCCTCCTAAGTTATGATTTTTACATCATAGCATATTTATATGCTCTTGTTACCCTTCTAAAGCTGTTATACGAGACTCTAATGACTCTATTAATGTTTGTTGTTCTTGTACAAGTTTTAATAATGGAACTGCTAACAATTCATATCTAATACCTGCTAAATCTGTTTGTGTAACAGTTTCATTGCCATCATCGTCTGTAGTTCTGTTTACATCATAAAAACACAAAATATTATTTTCAGACTCAACATCTTCAGCTATTAAGCCCACCTCTAAGATATTGGTGTGTTCAGTTTCTGAATATGAACCATCTTCGTTTTTTAATCTTTTGTTAAATGTTTTTGGCTTTAAATTTAACAACCATGAAACATCAGATAAATCTTGTATGTTTGTTTTTGATGCTCTAACTGAAGCAGCATAGCCAAGCTCACCCTGATCTTCTGCATATACTGCTCTATGAGTTGCATATGTATCATTTGAAAATGCAGCCTGTATTCTTACCAAGCCACCATATCTTAATGATATATTTGCAGCACTATTAAAAGCCAATGTATCACTAATCTTCATAATTAGATTTGCATAACTACTAGTACCATTAGAACTAACTACAATTCCCATTTGTGCATTGTTAGTACCAGATCTGCCGATCTTCATTCCTGTGTCAGCACTGTTACCAGTTCTAATTTCAAAACCAAAGTTATCTGAGGCTGTTGATGGGCGAAACAAAGCTGTGCCAATTGAAGTTAAAACTGAACCATCATAAGTAAGACCTGACTCTGCGTTTGCAGTTGCACCACCTGTCGCTGTAATTACTCGGTTGTTTACATTGTTGCTTACTGTAACTGAGCCTGTAGGTCCAGTTGGTCCTGTTGGACCAGTCGGACCAGTAGCACCAGTCTGTCCTTTCTGCCCTTTCGCTCCTGTGGGTCCAGTGCTACCAGTTGGACCAGTGGGTCCATTCGGTCCTGTTGGTCCAGTTGCACCTGTTTGACCTTTTTGACCTTTGGCACCAGTAGGACCAGTAGGACCAGTAGGACCAGTAGGACCTGTTGAGCCTGTGGGACCTGTTGGTCCGGTAGCCCCTATTTCTCCCTTTTGTCCTTTAGATCCAGTTGGACCAGTAGGACCAGTGGGTCCTGTACTTCCTGTCGCACCAACCTCTCCTTTTTGTCCTTTTGCACCTGTAGCTCCTGTAGCTCCTGTCGCACCAACCTCTCCTTTTTGACCCTTTTGACCGGTGGGACCTGTAGGACCAGTTGCTCCTGTAGAACCTGTAGGACCTTGTAAAGCTACATCTGCAATAGTGCCTTTCTCCCAAGAGCTTGCACTAACATCGTAATATGGAATTAGGTCTGAACTTGCAGCATCTGTACCCGTGGTAAAACCAGTAAGGGCTGAGCCTACATTTGCTGAATCTGTTACATCAGCACTGGCTTCTATTCCATCAAGTTTTGTTCCGTCTGTTGCAACGTCTCTTCCGTCTACTGTTCCTGAGACTGCTATGTTGCCTGTAACATTGATAGCATGTGAGAAATCAAACTCATCGTTAGTTGCATCCCAAAGAATTGTAGCATCGGTAGAAGCATCTACAGCATCTTGAATAGTCAGACCTGCACCATTAGCAGAACCTGAAGTATCTCCTGCCCCAGCATTTACAGTTATGTTCTTATCTTCGACATCTAGGGTAGCTGTGTTTAAAGTTACTGTAGTACCTTGTACAGTTAAATCACCACCAACTACAACATTTCCTGTAGTTGTTAATGTGGCTGAATCAATATGACCTGTTACGTCTATGCCTGTTGAGGTTGTGGCTAGTTTTATTGAATTGTCATAAAATAACCTAACATCTGAATCTTCATTAAAAACAGCTACATTTTCTGTATTACCTGCATTTTTTATAGCTACTTGATTTGCTGTTATTA